GACGCAGGTTGTTTGCAGCTTGGCTCTCCTGATCCAGCTGTTCTGCGGTCTTCACCAAGTTAGTGGTGTCGATGGATTCAGCCGCCGCAAGTCTGCGGAGAGCTTCATCCAGGTTCAAGTACTTCTGAGCGATCTCAGGACCCAAAGTCTGGGCAGCAGTCGTGATGAACTGCACCAGCTTGTTGCGATCATCGCCGCGGCCAATGGCTTCAAGGCCAGTCACAGGCTTGGGATTGACCAGTGCCTGACCGTTCTGCCCCTTAGGGAAGGGCGACAGCTTGCGCTGACGGCGCAGGATGTGCATCAGGCGCCGCACCAGGGGCAGTTGCAACTCCTGGGTGAGGATGGAATACAGGCCCCCGATGCCGGCTTCCAGCTCCTGTGACATGTAGCGAATCTCTTCGGCGGTCACTCGTTCCCCAGGGCGCTGGATGGCGGTGTTCAGCAAGAAGGCGAACTGCAAGCGACCTTCGATTCGGTCGATGGTGTTCTGCGCAATGCCCAGGTCCTGGCTCTTTTGGCTCTGAATGACCGACACATCAGCCGCATTGCCTTGGACGATGGCGCCATTGGGGGCATTGGCCAAGGTCCGAGGCCTGGTCGTGCCGTTGGGATTGACCAGGAACAGGATCTTAGCCGCGGCAGCAGCACCTTCCAGGACCGACTGATACAGGGACTCAAGGGCCAGCAGGTCGCCGTAGTACTCCTCGATGTAGGAGCGGCCGTACTCCTCGCCGTCGACACGGTTGAAGCGCAAGGGAATCCATGGAGCGACCTCCTGATCGCACATGCCATGGGTGCCGGGGATCTCCTTGTTCCTGGCCTCCTGCCACCAGTGGCACTTGCCCTGCTCAAACTCGACGTGGGTGTAAATCTTGACGGTCTTCTTGCTGCTGCGGCCGCTGGTGTATTCGCCCTGGTCCTCTTCGGGGTCCAGCTCCTCGTACATGGAGGCTGGCAAGGCGTCAGGGTAGACCTCCTCTTCAACCACGATCTCAGTCAGGTTCCCCATGGGGTCCCTGCAGACCACGAACTGGTTGAAGTGGATGACGCGCAGGCCCTCTTCACCGATGTAAAGGAGAACGTTGCCGCCCACCAGCAGGTGCTTGAAGGCTTCGTGCATGGCAGCACGGCCGCCTGATGTCTCAAAGACGGACATGACAGCCCGCTCAACCTGCACCAGGGCGGTGTCCAGCTCGGTCTTGATCTCAGGGCCAGCCTCTGCAACACGCAGGGCCAGGTCGTCGATCTCCAGCTTGAAGAAACTGGAGTTGGGCGGGAACAGGCTGATCAGCAGCTTGCTGGCCAGATAGTTCACGCCCCTGGCACCCAGGGATTGATAGGGGGTCTTGAGCCTGCCGCGGTCGTTGAAGCCAGCGTCAGGGATCAGGCCAGGGATTGTGACCTTGCTGCAGTCCCTGGCACGCTCTAAAAAGGCATCCCGATTACTGACCAGCTGGTGGTAGCGGGCAGCAGCAGTGCCCACCTCCTCCTCGTTGTAGGCCTGGCGTTGGCGGTCAACGCTACCGGTCAGGTTCAAGTCCATTGCCTTATGTGGTGGGAATGTTTAAGCCGCCAGTTGAACCAGTCCCTGGCACGACAAGCCCGCCTCGTGTCTTGCGAGCGACTGCAGGGCTGTTGGCAACCAGGCCGCCAGCTGCCACAGATTCAGATGGCAGGCCTTCGGCTGCTGGAACAACCCTCACTGAAGTTTTGGGCATTGCCATTAGCTGATTGCGGGCACGAGCCTGCTCGTAGCGAGCGTTGTACTCAGCAATCTTTTGGCGACCATCTGCCAGCTGCTGCTGCCTGGCCTGCTCCTCCTGGTGCTGTTCAAGAACAATTCGACCTATCCCGCCGCCCATGCACATGGTCATGCACCCGGAATGGTCAAGCCACCCACGCCACCGGCAATATCAGTGCGAAGACCGCGACGGCCAAGGCCACGGCGCATCGGAATTGCCATTGCAGCGCCAGTTGCAGTGGCAGCAGGTGTAGGCAGCTCGGCTGCAGATGCTGCCACTGTGGCCGTTTCTTGCGGGGCAGGCGGCGGAGGAGCTTCAGCAATGCGCTTCTGCTCTTCAGCTTGAGCTTTCTGCAGAGCCATCTGCTGCTCAAACTGAATGCGCTGCTGCTCCATCTGTTCACGAGCAATGCGCTCTTGCCGTCTGGATGCTTCAGCGGCTGCTGCACCGCCGTCACCACCGCCACCACCGCCGCACATAGGTCAAGCCTCGTCTTGTTGCTCAAGATAAACGGCCCGCAACATGCGAACCACCTGCCGTTGACCGGCATACATCCAGATTGCACGATCTGAGTCGCCAATGTCAGGGCATTGCTCAGGGATGGCTTCTTCCAGCCGTTTGATCAAGGCCTCGTCGATTGGCGGCCAAAGGTCTTCGTCGTTCACTTGTTCTTTTTCTTGGCGGTTTTGGCGGTTTTGGCGGAATCCTTGAAGGCCTTGGCGGTAGGGGCTCCCTTCTCGCCAGGTTTGCGCATCCGCTCGCCGGAACCAGCTTCGATGCGCTCCCGCTTGCGGTGGATGTTGATGTAGAGCCCGTCTCTGGGGTTGGCCATCAATACCCCTTCTTGCCGCCGCCCTTGCCGCCTTTTCCGCCTTTTTTCATGGGTCTGAGAAATCAGTAGTCCCAGCGTATCCGCGGTCGGCCAGGCCTGACACCCACATGAATAAACCCACGCGGCGCGCCGTAGCCCAAAGAATAGGGCCATGCCTTGTCGGCCCAGTCCTGCAGCGCCTTGACCGACATGCCATCCAGGTAAAAGTCGATGGCACCGGTGTCGGGGCTGTTGAACAGGTGTTCGCTCATGGTGGCCCCACCGACCTGGGCGTTGATTTTGGGAGGGCGGTAGCCGGATGTGATGATTACAGGCTTGCCGAAGTGGTCACGAGCCTTTTGAGCGAACTGACAGAGCAACGTGGCCGTGTCGCACTGGTATTGAGCGGTGAAGCGCCGTGCCTCCGACTGCAAGGCCAGCTCGCCGTAGGTGATGTTGGGTGTAATGCGGAGCGAAAAGGGGGACTGTGGCTGGAAATTGGCGGCCTTGGTCTCCGGGGCAGCGCGGTACAGCTCCGCGAAGTCATGCAACTGTGCCGGCGTGAGGGTCTGCTGCAGGGCGTTCCATGCAGCCAGCTGATGGCTGAGGCCCTTGAAGTGCTTGGCGGCATCAACGAGTCGAATGGTTGCCATGGCTCAAGGGGTCCTTTGGAAAGATTTGAACGTCCTTGACCTCAAAGGGCAACTGCTCCCAGATGTCGCAGCCCATAGCGATCTCCCACGCCATGTTCTCGGACGTGGCGACGACAACGGTCTGGAATGACCCTCCCAACTTGTTGCCACTGGGGGCAACGAAGACACCAGGCAGTCGAATAACCCAGGCCCTAGGCCGCCGTGGTGGGTCGAGCAGGTAGCCAGGTTGCTTTGCCATTGGCTTTGGGGAGGTCCGCCAGAGCAACCCCAAGAAACTGCGCGTCAAGAGCCCCATCAATATTCCCCATAAAAGCTTCCAGTTCGAGGTCCCAGAGTTCCGACTTTCTTTCTGCGATGGCACGGTCTTCGTCAATGGCAAGCGACTCGTTCCAATACTGAATGGCACCAGCGACAGCGTCGAGCCGGTCATCGTGCTGTAGACAGTTCTTATCGACGGTGATGTGGGTCAGCTGGTGGAACAGCTGGTAGCTGAGCTTGACCTCCACGGCATCTGTATCGCGGCCGCGGCTGTCGTTTTCAACGACTGAGCGGTTCACGATCAGGCGGTGCTGGTTCAGGACCGGCTCCAGGGCACTGATGATCCGCCGTTCCTTCTGCACGTTGGAGCGCGAGGTCTCAATGGTGCAGGGATGGTGGACCTGCAGGTGCGGCTTGAGGAGGGACTCCAGCATCCCCTGGCCAAACTGGTCCTCCAGGACGATCAGGTTGACCTTATGGCGCTTGGCGGCTTGGGCCATGCCCTCCAGGACCGGGTCGGTGTAGCCCTCGCGGTAGGCACCGACCTCCAGCAGGAACAGGTTGCCGTTGAGGTGGGCAACGATGGCAAATGCGGTCTCGTCAGCACCCCGACCAGAGGGGTCAATGAACATGACCACCCCGTCAAAGGGCAGCCAATCGCCGTGGATGAAGGCT